GGCTTCTCTACGCCGCAGGAGCGGCATACTTTCATTGATAAAGTAGATTGTACCTAAATAGAAAAAGAGAGGCCTTCCAGGAGCTTCCAGAGGCCTCTCAGCGATGATTAGTAGTTCTTGTTGCCGTCCCAACCAGCACGTTGTGCGTTGGACTTGTCTTCTTTCTCCTTCTTCATCTTTTCAAGCACGGCCTTAGCTTCCTTTTGAATGGCTTGTCCGTCGTACTTAGAAGAGGAGTACTTCTCTGCCCACATCTTGCGGCCTTCGCTTACGGTTCCACCAAAGGGTTTGGCAGGTGCTGCAGGAGCTTGACGACGAGGAGCATTGTTACCACCCCTATCCTGGGAAGGACCACCCCGATCTTGAGTGGGTGCAGGCGGTTTGGGAGGTTTAGTGGGGGGATTACCAACACCCTTCAGACGAGCACGCTCAGCAGCGATTTGATTGTTGCGGTAATCGTTGTACTGCTGGCTACCAGTAGCAACAGTGCGACCAGCAGGTGTGTTGACGCCACGGCTACTGCGACCATTGGGGTCTTTGTTAACGGGTTTAGAGGGCTTAGCAGGAGGCTTGTCCTGAGCACGAGTGAACTCGCGGTAGTTTTTACCACCACGTGCAAAACCGGCTTGTTCGGCAAGATCTGCACCTGTAATTCCAAGACCAATAGGACCAGCAAGTCGACCAACACGACCCATTGCACCCTTTAATCCACCAGCAGCCTTAGCAGGTTTTGGTGCAACCTTCGGCATGGGAGAACGCGGTTGCATAGCACCAGTTGCCGCTCGTTCAGCGCGAGCCCCCGTCTTTGGAAGGTTAACTCCAGCTCGCTTAGAATTAGGCAAGGTTATAGGGCCGGTAGAGCCTTTAGGAGCAACGGGGCCTTTAACAGGTCCAGTACGTGTTACTGGTTTAGTTTTAACCTCTGTCTTGGTAGGTTTAGAGGAAAGCTTGGGTTTGGAAGTCGAGGCAGGTTTGTTATAAGGCTTAGCTGGGTTCCGAGCGCCACCAGACTTACCACCAGCTTTAGTTACAGGTTTGGCATTCAGCCAATTGTTCTTACGAGTTGCCATAATTAATTAATCCAAGAGAGAATAAGCTGTTCTTTGTTGGGGTTTTCACCGAAGGTGGCTCTCATCCATTGGAGCCAGTTTTGACTCCCCTTTGCCTGATTACACGATCTACAACTGGGCACAAGATTGGATGTAAGGTCAGAACCTCCAAATGCTTTAGGTCGAACATGATCAAGAGTGAGTTCATTAGCGTCATAAGTTTCTCCGCAGTAAACACATTGACAATTGAAGTGCTCTTTGATGGCTTTACGCCAGAGCCGCTTTGCTTCAGGGCTTGTCATGGTTATTAGGTTTTGGAGATAGTGATCAGGCGTAGGGAAGAGCGGGGTCATTACCGTTTAGCGTTCGTCTTACGTGCTCCCTTTGCACGGTTAGCTTTACGTGGAACAATCTTCAAGTTCTCACGAGAGTTATTCATTGGGTTGTTATCTTTGTGGTCGACTTCATAACCACTAGGAATGTCACCCATTGATCGACGTGCTCTTGCTCGTGCTGCATCTTGTTTTTTATGAGCACGACGGTATGACTTCAGATATTCAGCACGGTCTCTATACTCTTTTTTCCAATCGCGTGCCATTCATTCGACTCCGAACTAATTCAGGATCAACCTTGGGGAGGATGTTGACGAGTTGATCAAGAGGGGAACCTTCCATTGCAACTCCAGTGATGTCATTCTTTGCTAACCAGTCACAGGCTGCTTTAAGGTCTGCAGTGGATGCCTCACCGGATTTGATACGGCTGATGAGTTCTGCAGTGACAAGGTTATGGAGTTCGTTGAAAGTATCTTCAGTGGCCTTTACTTTCTTAGCCATTTCTCAAAACAATTTGATCCAGCTTATTCTCGATGCGGATCATGTGATCCTCCATCTTTTGAAGTGCTGAGGATAGTTCTTCACGTTGCACGTATTTCTCAGCAATACGCAGTTCGACATGATCAATGCGTTTGTCCACTTCAGAAATACGGTTATGCATACGTGAATGCAGTGCTACAACTGCGGTGAAGACGGCAATAGTGCCAGATACGGCGGCTTCAATCATGTTCCCGCAAAATACGTATTAGTTTGTCCGCATAAGCGGGATCAGTGGCGTATTTCTCGACGACAAGAAGACGAG